TCACCGCCATCGTCAGAATAATAAAGCTCAATGTAAGGCTTAAATAACGCATTGTAGTGATTGTCGTCAAAAGCGGGTGTGTTGGTACCGTCTTGAATGATAAACGTGACACCATCTTCCGCAACCATGTAAACAGGCACTGTTGGGGTACTAGATTCACCCACAATAAAAACGGTATTATCAAAAGGCGCGTTCGAGTTATAAAACGTTTGATTCCCAAATACAAAGTCAATCTCGACATATTCATCCATAAACTCCGAGTAATCTGCATTAAAAATCTGGCGCGTTACAAGCTCGTAGCGCATTGGGTATTTTAAAAAGGCATCAGGTGCCTGGTTATCGGGTTGCGCAGGATTTATCAGCTCATTGTAATAAATATTGCCTGCCATTTGATAAATTGCCGGATCGTTTTGAACCGTCACTAAATGCAGGTTATTAAAATACACATGCCTCTGAATACGGTTTCTATCCCCATCCAGCTCGATACAACGTCCCCAGGTTTGTGTGCTGAAATTATATTCAATGGAATTGGCACTATCTTCTATATCCAGCTCTCCAAGCCCCACGTAGGTTCCTGCATTGGCTCTGTAAAATATGGTATTTTCATACTGGTATAAAAATCCGTCTACCTCATCAAATAAAAAAGGACTCATAGCAGAGGCATGAGTTGAATCTTGGAGCAACACATTGACCGCCTGCGAAGAGATTGGTTTTGGTACTTGGCCATCGCTCATCATAAAGGTAACAAGGCCTGAGGCATTCTTGCCAAGCCAGACCATCATGCCAAAATCAACATCCAGTGAGTGCGGATCGGCAATTCCAAAATTAAAGTTATACGAACTATTTAATTTCCAGGGAAATTCACGCGTAACTCCTGCCACGGTAATCTGGGTAACAATATTCGCCCAGACATCGGTTGTAAAATCACATAAAATATAAAGCTGATTTTGCAATACAGCAAATTGGCCTATGACTCCAGAGGCCCTATTAAATAAAGCAAATTGATTAGGCGCAATACCAAAAGAAAAGCACCCATTTGCCCCGCCTGCAACGTTCACAGTACTTAAGGTATAGTTAGGCGTATTATCCGTACTTACTACAAAACGGTTTCCAAAGGCCGCCACATACCGCGGGTTAACAGGCGCGCGCGGATCGGTTACCACTTCCGCAGTTACTGTAGAGCCTGATTCGGTAATTAAAAAAGTATTATGCCCATCAGTCATCATGACATAAATATGTGTATCAACCGCTAAAGTATCGGCCCAAATGGCCTCCCCAAGCGTTACGGTAATAGGCAGTGTTTTTCGATTATAAAATCTGTCAAATTGAATAACATTGGCTCCATCTACCACATAAAAATAGTTAATAGATTTAAAAATGGCAACCGGTTCTTTATTGAAAATTAATCTGTTTTGATTAAAAAAATGCACATGCGAGCGTCCCATTGCAGGATACATGGCTTGCTTTTTTTTGCCCGTATCTACAGCTATACCGTACCAATTGGCGCAATCTTGCGCGCCAAACTGTTTAAATCTTTGCCTATCGAAATAACAAAATATAGGTAAATCCTCAATAGTACTACCGTTATCTTGCATTGGCATTAGATACCTGCCCGAACCCTAAAGGCTCCGTTAAGTAAACTTTGTTCATCGCCTGCAATAGATAGATTTACTTCACTTGCCCCTTCTATATTGTCTTTAAGCTCCCTATAGGTTGCTTCCAAATCCGGCGTCCAGGCACTATTGCGGGATTTAAATTGGGCAACGTATTTACCTACGGCATAAAGGAAATATAGAATGTAATAATCGGGCACACCTGATAAGTCGCTATTGGCTGTTAATGGCGGCAATTTAAATTTACCACGGCAAAAAAAGGTAAAAAACTGGCTTGGCGCTGGATACAATTGCGCGCTAACATAAGCTGTTTGCGGGAATGTGATGATAAAAAGTGGCAAACCTATTAATGGCTCATATTTCCAGGCCGCTAAAAATTCATCCCGTGATTTGTCAATTAAAGGGTAGGTCACGCCATTTAATAAAAGCCATGCACTATCTAAATTGGCAAGACGCCCCTGTTTTATATACGCCACTGTAGGGTCTGATGCATCATGACTAAAGGTCAGCATAGAAGACATACTAATTGTAGCATTATTGGTAATAGTAACTATATTTCCCACAATAGAAATAATGGTAGATGCTGCCGGAATGCCTGCTCCTGTTACTAAATCGCCTATAAAGTAAATAGTACCATCTGCCACAGTGAATGAGGGCGAACCTGTAGTTAGAGTCACAATTTCATTGTGGGTTGTGATGGTTGAATAATCGGGATCGGTAAAAAATATCTGATTTTGAGGTGTATTGATGTTAACCGATACGGTTTGCGCAATAGTTAGCATTAAACCTGAGCTTGCATAGGAATTTAACATCTGATTTAACACCCGAATGGCCAGACTTTCATCGTCACCATGCAAGGGAATAGTAGGATTAGAGGCGCTTATTAGGCGATACATTTGAAAGACAAACTCGCGCACAGTCATTGGCGTCATATCTAATCCTTAATGTCATTTTTTCTTAAACTTTGGCTTTTCTATATTTACATCCTCTTTGGGCTTAACCGATTGCTTGGCTTCCTCAATGGATGCAAACCATAAACCAGAGGCCATATGGCTTTCGAATTCATCCCATGAATTCACAAGCTTACTGTTGCCATAGGGGTCATAAATAAAGGCACGAAAGTTTACTTTTGAAACTATACGGCCCAAGTAATTAGCTGGAATCCCTTCCATAAAGCACCTTTCCTTGTAAACACTCCAGACACCATTAAAATGTCACAGCGTCTGGAGTCTTGTTAATTAAGACATTATCATGACCGCAAATTCAGGGTTGATAGCCACACCGCATATGACGTCTATACGATCTAACTGCTCATAGTTTCTGATATCAGCACCCAAAGAGTAGGTCATTGCCAACTTATACAAATCACTGTAGCGGGTAACTGCCTCAACACCGCCTCGTAATTCTTTAATGGGAGGAGCTGCAAACACAACAGCTTGCGTGTGGTACGCCAAGGACACGTTATGGGATGCATACAGCAACATTTGAGCACCATTTGGAATTGCTGCTGAAATATTGGCTCTAGCATCAGGGCCCACAACAATGGTTGGGTTCACAGGAATGTCAGCGGTTGAACCGTTAGCTGATATGACTTGCGCTGTAACCACAAATTGAGCTGGAGCTTCATAAATAGGCTCATAGGTCAATGGGTTAATAGCATAAACGCCAGCAGCAGGAGCTACCTGGATAATATCGCCTACGTTAAAAACAACGGTTCCAGGAGCTTGTCCTAATCCTGTTACAGAAATAGTGTTACCGCCTGTAATTGGGCCGTTAGTTACAGTTCCTGCTAACAACATGCCCGCAGGGGGAGAACCCCCTAATTGGCCAGCACCTGCGATTTGACGTTGCAGGAAGTTGGTTTTAAAGAAGTCAAAGCCTGATAAGTGACCAACAAATCCGTCAATTAAAGCACCAGTATTTACAGTGTCATTAAAGGTTGCGAATAAGTCATTGGATAGGTTAGCAGCAATTCGTGGTGGAACCCCTGCAAAACGCTTTCCATCCTCAGGAATAGCAAGCTGGGTCATTAAGGCATCAGCCGTTAGAATGGTATTGAAATCTACAGGCACACCTGGTGTACCAACAGAGTTATAAACTTGGGTTTGAAAGCTAGACGCTATAAAGTTTTCAACTAAGTTAGCAAGGCGCTTAGCGCGTGGGGCATTAGCCATTTCGAGATAAGGTTCATCGCGCGCTCTATCAAATGTCAATTCGAACCCTGTATATTCAATCATGGTTCTAAATTGTTTTGTGATAGATAAAGGTCTGATTATCTGAACACGCGCTTCTGATGTGGCACTAGCACCCTCACCAGCCAGATAACGTTCTTCCAAACGGTAATCAATAGTTTGACCAGTAGCAAAGCGTAAGTTTTTAAAGTCGGCTTCAAGGTTTCTGTTTGCTGTTCGCGCAAAAGAAAGTGAGTTCCAAAAGCGCACAAAGACGTCATCTAGAACATATTGGGTCTCACGAAATACATTTGACATAATAATTCTCCATATTGAACAAATAAATTACGACCCATAAGGTCACTCTTTTTTTATCCAAGCGGAGGATTGATTACGCGCTTATTTTTGTATTTGCTGGCGACGGATTCCCGCATGTACTCGTCACTATCAGGTTAGACATACTTTACACACTTGTCAAATACGCTTATAATTTGAAATTTGTGTTCTTATTATGAATAAATCAGATATTTGTATTGTGAATGGATGTGATCGAGTTAGGGATAAAAAACAAAATAGAAAAATATGTCAGATGCATCGAGTTCGTTTTGGACGGCATAAATCATATGATTTGCCGGAAAAACAAAAGTTACCAGAAGGCGTTGTCAAAATTTGTAAAATTCATGGTGAATTAACGGAATCAGAAGTCTATACATCAAAATCTTATGTTTGGCCTCAATGTTTGGCATGTAAAAAAATTAGTAATGATAAATTTAAAGATAAAAATCCCGATAGAGACACAAATATATTAAAAAGTAATTTTTATGCCAATAACGGGGCATTTAAATTAAATAAATTAGAGTATGCTAAGTTATTGGATGAGCAAAATAATGTCTGTGCTATTTGCAAAAAGCCTGAATACATCATTAATGGAAAAATAAATAGAATTCCTAAAAGATTATCAATAGATCACTGTCACAAATCAGGTAAAATACGCGGACTACTTTGCCATAGATGCAATGTTTCTTTAGGTTCATTTAATGATTCTATTGAAACATTACAGTCAGCAATAGATTATCTTAAGAAACATACATCATGATTGATCAAAAAGATTTAAAAATATTAAAATTAGAATTATTAAATCAAATGCATATCGAGATATCTTCGGTTAAATCCTACCTACTAACACGTTTAGGAAGTATGCTAATAGGCGGATTTACAATACTTGGGGTTTTGGGCTGGTTTAAATAGTTACTCTAAATCCTCATCCTCATCAAAATCGTCCTCCTCCTTATGCGTAACTGATTTTTTCTTAGTCAATTTCACCAGTGTTTTAAATTGCAATCTTTTAGCGGTTTGATTTTCATCAAAAGCATTATCAGCCAATAGATTTAAAGCCTGATACATAGTGTCAAGGCGTTTCTCAATATGCTCAAAGCCTTTATAGATTTTACTTAAATTATCAAGCTTTATCCCATCAACCGGACAATACCTATCCGATTTAATAGCTAATAATGTTTTGGCATCTATCCCAAAAGCATCCATTATCTCATGTTCGGATTTTTTTTGTTTTAGATGCATTTTAATTTTACGTATCTCATCTAATCCAGCTCGCGGGTAATACGTCGCGTTATTTACTTTGGTGCGCCACTCAGACTTAATTAATTTGTTAGTTTTTTCTCGTGGCTTCCAGTTATCTAGTGTTATGTTTTCTTCCATTATCTTCTACCTCTCACAGGCGCACCCTTGCGTCGTGCTATTTTCTTGGCGTCCGCACGCGCTATTAAATCCTCAATAGTAGGCTCTGATTTCTTTTTGGTTTCTGGAGCTGCGGAATCCTCAGTACTTCGACCTAGGGGGCGTGGTGCGTTAGTTGTTGGCTTATTGCGCCTCATACGCTCCTCAAGCTTCCCCATTTCAGTCATTTGCGCATAGGGGTCGCGAA